ACCAAAAGTCTCTGTGTTCGCCATAAGAAATCCTTACGTCAGTCCTTCCACTAAGGGCACTCAACAGATAGAATTTTTCTTAAACTACATGCCGTCGCTTGTAGTCTCTCAAATGGTTCCATATCTTGACGTTGAATTTCAAATAAGACGATCCGCTGCCCCTGCCGGGAAAGAGTATCTTGACACTCCAAGCTCGATAAGATTTCTCCTGGGATCAAAGTCGACTTCTAATCTGTCGCCCGGTGATCAGCTCTTGTCCAAGAATCAGGTCTACAGCGTCAATGAGAAAGAAAGTTCTTCTAGGGTTGCAGTTACAGGCATGGAAGTCTTTCTTATGCCGCAGACGCTTACAAACATGAACTCTCTTGGAGAACAAGACTCAAGTGGCGCCGCCGCTCGTTTGGTACGTGCCAAGCCTTTTGTGCCTTTCGCTTCTATAGAAGGATTTGATATAAATGTTCAGAATGCTGGTGCGGGCAGCTTCGCACACAAAACAGCGAGCATGAAGCTTAAAGTTCATGACAAGTCAAGAATCGGTGAGCTGTCTGAATTCTTTAGAGGAGAAGTCGGTTTTAAACAGGCACTCATTTGGACAACTTACGGTTGGCTAGCTCCACAAGGAAGAGAGCTTGATGAGTATGCAGACTTTATTAACAAGAACATGCTTGTAAGAGAATGCTGGCAGGTTATTAACTCGCAGTTTTCTTTTGATCAATCAGGTCAAGTCTCCATCAACTTACAGCTTGTGTCTTCAGCAGCGAGAGTCACTGAAAGCTTAACAGTCTGTGAAATTGATGAGGAAATAAAGAATTTTCACAGGACTGTGCAGTGGATCAATGAACTAAAAAAGAAAGCTGCAGGCGAAGACGGCAAATTTTCTATAGGCGTCGTGCCCGAGCAGGTTTTAAATGCAGCTACTACTAATGGAGTTTTCAAAGACCCAGACAACTTAAGTGATGCGATAAAGAGCCTTTTAATAAGTTTTCGTTCAAGTGGTAACATTAGTGAGTCAGAGATAAACCAGCTGCAAGAAAATATAACCAAGCTCACTGGAGAAAACAGTTACCAGAAACTCAGTCAAAAGTCGCGTGCTGTTGTTGAGGAAAAATTCAATAGCCTAGCTAGAAGTGACTCAAGCAAAGACCCTTTTCTCCCAGTGGATGAAAAGAAAGATTACTACCCAGGTCCCAGAGGAGATAGGCTCATACAAGAAGTAAAAAGTTACATAGAGGCCAATAGTGAAAGAAACAAGGCGGTTGAGCAGACTCAGGGAAAACTTGTGTCACAACACAAGAAAGGGTCCAAGACTCAATTGAACACGCAGCAATTGGCTTCTTCAGCAGCTTCTTCTCAGAAAGAACCTGGCGATAATGTGACGGGAGACATTAAACTTGTTGCAGACGTCGTTTCTTTCGGAAAGTTGTTCACTACTTTTGTGGCACCTAGCATAGTGAAGACAAAAAATGTAGACGAATTACAGATATTCTTCTACGGCTTCAATGACAAGTGCGGCCCGATGAGCGGAATGAGTCTCGCAGAGTTTCCAGTCAATGTAAGAGAACTCGCTCTTGCTTATAACGATGCCGTAAAAAGAGCAGGTGTAGACAGTCTTAGCGTACAGGCATTTCTAAAACTCGTGATAGAAACTCAGTTCGTGAACAAATCTTCTATTGGCTACGGCATGAACAGGTTCTACAAGATTACAGAAGAAAATGGCGTCAGAAAGTTTGTCATTGACGATAAAGATCAAGACAAGAGAGACGGAATGGAGCAGTGGATGAGAGACTTCGGTACTCTGACACTCCCAGTTGTTGAGATGTTTATAGAATCAGGCGAAAGAGGAACATCAGGAAAAGACATTGTTCAAAACTTAAAAAAGTCTTCTTTTAGGCAGTCGTCTTCTAGTGAAAAAGACGGTGTTAACAAGAACCTCATTATGAGAATTCACATATATGATAGGGCAAATAATCCCTATAGCTTGACTCAAAGGATAGTCAATACTGGAAATGGATTTGAAGTAGGCGACATCGACACAGACCAGCTCAATGCGTTTGTGAAGCAGATGAAGGATTCTATGTCAGAAGCCTCTTACAGAGAAATTATCAGGAAGTTTAGAGAGGACAACAGGGACTATAAGGTTGTGCTGGGTGAAGTTGTAAAAAGTAGCAACGAATTGTCTTCAATGAAAGAATTGGACCCAAGCTTTCTTGAAAAGAGTTTTGACATAGTAAAACGTCCTGGTCTTGAGACTATACAGATACCCAGGGATAGAAAATCATTCAAGAGTGCAATCATGCAGTCAGTTCCTACAATAAGCATAGGAACAAACGGATCACTTGTTTTGTCGATAAACGTGGCATCAAAGACTGACGGCCTAATGGGTGCAATCAATCTAATGAATGCAAAAAATTCAAGCCCAGGAAAACTAACTGTCAGCGATAATGGTCTTTCTGAGGGAAATGATTTGCCTCTCAGAGTAGTTCCTGTTCAATTAACTATGACTACACTTGGTCTCCCCTTAGCTCAACTGTACCAGACTTATTTCGTGGATTTTGATACCGGTACTTCTCTTGACAACATTTACAGTTGCTCACAGTTGCAACACTCAATATCACAAGGTAAATTTACGACCAACATGACCTTCATTTATACAGACGGTTATGGTAAATTCGGTTCAACGCAAGGTATAAATGCAATCATAGCAGATCAAATGGAGTCTCTACTCAAAAAATCAAAAGAGGCAAATGTGAGCTCCCAGAAGCCTGCAGCTCCTGGTAGGTCGTCAGGACGTCCTGCTGAAACTTCTAAGAAAGCCGGTTCACCCAGCGGTAATTCTAGAAAATAGATAGAAGTGTAAAGTTCCTCTTACGAAGTGTACAGTTTCTAGACGTGCGACGATTTACTATAGACTCTTCTATTATTGGAACAGACAAACATATTGTCGGTGATTCTGACGGATATTACTTAACAGACTCAGTCCCCAGAGACTCTTGGCACCTCACAGGGGAATTAAAGACTTCCTCAACAGTTAAGTGCCTAGATACGCTACACAGACTTGTCGGAAAAAATCTCCCACATGTCCCTGACAAGTACATTACAGCCATGAGATGTCTTGTCACAGGTTCACAACAGATCAACGTACCATGGAAATACGCGCTACCCCAAGATGTTTTTAGAATATTCTTCAAAAACATAGTGCAAGAAACAACATCTTCATTTGACAAGCTTCCCTTTGACTACTACGAAACTGCGTGGAGTGCCGGTTCACGTGTACTGAATTCACTCAAACCTGCTGCAGTAGACTTAGAAGTCCTGCAGCGTCACATTAGCACTGCCGGGAATTCAGCACCAGGTCTTGAAAGCTTTCGCCCAAAGAGAAGTGGTTTCGCTCATCCTGTAGAATATGATAGATTTGCTACTAGAACAGGAAGGCTCACTGTTGTCGAAGGCCCGAACATACTTGTTCTTAAAAAGAGTTGTCGCGACATATTAAAATCCTCATTCGAAGATGGCAAAGTTGTTTCTCTTGACTTTCGCGCTCTAGAAGCTAGAATAGTCCTAGCTGAAGCTGACAGATATTCTATCCACGAGGACATTTACGACGAGATATCGCAGAAGCAGTTTAAAGGCATTATTCCGCGCGATATTGTAAAAGTCGCTGTCCTCTCTGACCTTTATGGAATTTCTCGAGGAGCCTTAAAGGCTCGCCTAGGAGTCACAGATCAGAAGCTTGATTCTTTTATCGGCGTGATTAGAGACTATTTTAGAGTCGAAGATTTGAGATCTCGCCTAAAAGTCCAAGTAGGATCATCTGGAAAAATGAACAATAGGTTTGGTAGACCCCTGCAAATACCAGAGGGACAAGACAATCTTCTCGTCAACACATATGCACAATCTAGCGGTGTTGACGTATCGATGCTGGGATTCGATAAAATTTTATCTCAATTAGGTTCTGATGGCGTGAGGCCTCTTTTTGTCTTACACGACGCAATAATTCTTGATGTGAGAGGTGATAGACTAGATGAAGTCTCAAAAATAACAGACGTCTCAATTCCCACTTATCAAAAACCTTTTCCTCTCAAGTTTGAATTGATGACCAATAGTTAAAGCACATGAAATTAACAATAGGTAACCTGCGGCAGCTAATTAGAGAGATGATCGAATTAACGATCAATGAATTGGACGCAGGGTCGAGAAACACAGGTTCTGAAGAGCTCGCCGACATCCTGGGTTTCGATTGGTACACTCTGACGCCTAGTGAAAAGCGTGACTTCGGCGATTTGATGATGACGATAAAGGGCAGAGGAGACGACAAGGGTCTCATGATTGCTCTCCACAACCTACCTCTCGAGAAGCACTTCACTTCTTCAAGTCCTGGTGGTGCGTATGCAGCACCCGAAGCCGGTGACATCGATTTCGACGAGATGTTGCGAAAGATCAAGAAAAACTACACTAATTGAACAACGGCGTCTCGTGTTGTAGAGTCCAATCCATGGAACTCACACCGGAACAGATCACAGAGAACTTTGAAAAGTATCGTGGCTTCATGGAGAAGCTTGGTGACAGAGCAGAACCTGCTCTCGCTCTTGTTGACCACCTCGGAGAAAGGCTGGCTCTGTGTCCCGCTTCTTCCCGTAAGGATTACCACCACGCCATCCCTGGCGGTCTCGTCGATCACTCGCTGCGAGTACTCAGCAATGCCCTGAAGCTTTCTAAGGCTTTTGGGTGGGAAGTTCCAAAAGACTCACTTATTATTGGCTGTCTTCTTCACGACATCGGTAAAATTGGTGATCATGAGAAAGATTACTATCTTCCTCAAGATTCAGACTGGCACCGAGAGAAAATCGGAGAGATGTATAAGCACAATAAAGAGCTACAGTACATGACGGTTCCCGACAGAGGTGTTTGGTTGTGTCAACATTTTGGCCTCAAGCTTACACAACCTGAGTTTCTTGCAATTAAGCTGAATGACGGGCAATATGCCGACGAGAATGCTCCCTATAAGATGAAAGAGCCTCTCCTCGTAGACATCGTTCATATGGCAGATTTTATCTCGACAAAGCAAGAGAAGAATCTGTAACTCCTGAATACTTATCTGCATGAGCGCTTTACTGAGAAGTTACATCGCAGCAGTCCTCTCTGAGGTCACTGATTATCGTGTACCCAATCAGTTGGTATCCAAAGGATCACCTAAGAAGCAAAATAAAAAGACGGATGCGGATAAGGATTCGGAAGAGGAGAAGGAAGAGATGGACGAGATGAATGTCGTCACCAATATCGTAGGTTATACAGCGCCTCTTGGTGCTTCCTCGGCAGATATGGGTACAAACCCAACAAAGCCGGGTCAGAAGCTCAAGAAGAACAAAAACAATTTTGTTCGCTGGAAGTGACCTCTGTTTCGACAGACAATTGAACAGTCAGTTCTCCTTGTGATAGGATGAAGATTCAAATGGCGTCGGTGGTTCACCACGTGGTGTGGTGCTGCTGTCAACATGCGATCATAGAGGAATAGGAATAGGAATAAATATGGCAATCGATTTGGAAGCAATTAAGCGTCGTGTGGCAGAACTTAGCGGTGTCAAGAAGACATCATCTGTCCAGATGTGGAAACCAGGTCTTGGTGAACACAAGGTAAGATGCCTGCCTTGGAAGAACTCTGCAGACGGTCAGCCTTTCGCAGAGCGTTGGTTCTACTACATCGGTGAGAATACTGGCATTCTTACACCAAAGCAGTTTGGTAAGCCCGACCCCATCGACGATCTCATTCGTAAGCTATATAGCAGCGGCAAGCCAGAAGATCGTCTCCTTGCAAAGAAGCTTGCGCCAAAGATGCGATGTTATGCTCCTGTGATCGTTCGCGGTGAGGAGGACAAAGGCGTCCAGATCTGGAGCTTTGGCAAGCTTGTTTATCAGCGCATGCTTGGTTTCTTTCTTGACGAGGATGTCGGTGATATCCTCTCTCCTACTGAAGGATTCGATCTCAAGGTATCAATTACTAAGCAACCAGGAAAGCAGTTCAACGATACAACTGTTGATCCTGCACGCAAGGCTTCTCCTCTTCACACAGACTCTTCAATTTCTCAGAAGTGGCTTGACAACATTCCAAGCCTTGACGACATGTATCGTCTTAAGTCTACGCAAGAGATTGAAGCTGTTCTCAATAACTGGCTCAACGGTGGCGGGGGAACTGAACCCTCTCAGGAAGGCGGATCTACGAGAGGCGCTGAACCTGTCGACGAGCTTGACAATCTAGTCGCCGAAGTCAAGTCCAGCTCAGCTGAAAAGAAGACTACAAAAAAGTCTGAAAAGTCTGACGTCAAAAAGCAATCTCTCGATGACGCTTTTGCAGACTTAATTGGCGAAGATTGATCAACCTTGATGGGCGCACAGTCATCTGTGCGCCCATTCTTCTTCTGGAGAAATATTGATGGCTAAAAAAGATAAAGAAATTCTAGAAGGTTTTTCTTCTACAAAAAAGAGTGACGTTGACGACATGATGAAAGATCTCATTACGTCAATCAACAAAGAATTTGGAACTCGTGTTGCATACAATCTATCAGAGATGGATGCTCCTACCATCGTGAAGCGATGGATCGACACTGGGTCTATTCAGCTTAATTATGCTATCAGGAATTCTTGCGGAGGAGGCTATCCTGAGGGGCGAATCATTGAGATTAGCGGTCCACCATCGAGCGGAAAGTCTCACTTGGCCTATCATGCTGCTGCAGTTGCCCAGAAGATGGGAGGCCTAGTCGTCTACGTAGATACCGAAAACGCCACTCCCGTTCAGAAGCTAGCTGACATGGGAATCGACGTCAAGAAGCGGTTTGTCTACTGCGACTCCCACATGACCGAAGAAGTATTCTCGATTATTGAGTCGACCATCACCAAAGCGAAGCAAATAATTGAGAAGAATGTACCAATCGTTGTCATCTGGGACTCTGTGGCGGCTACTTCTCCTAAGGCAGAGCTCGACGGTGAGTACGAAGACAACACGATTGGTCTTCAGGCCCGCGTCATCTCCAAGGGCATGCGCAAGATCACGGGTGTGATTGGACAGAACAACGTGACGCTTCTGTGCATCAATCAAATCCGCGACAAGATCGGCGTCATGTACGGTGATCCCACCACCACGCCTGGCGGCAAGGCGATTCCGTTCCATGCTTCTGTTAGAATCTCTCTGTCTAGCGGTAATCCTGTGAAGGACAAAGATGGAAACATCGTTGGCATTCATGTCATCTGCACGATCAAGAAGAATAAGGTGGCTCCACCTTTCAAGAAGTGCGAGTTTGACATTATCTTTGGCAAAGGTATTGTTGAGCACGAGTACATCTTTGACGAGGTTCGTACCTACTGCAAGGACAACGGCGGTGTCGTCTTTGAAGACAACAAGGTTACAATCACGGGTGATGGCGCCTGGAAGGAACTCACTGTCTCTTCTGAGAAGACCGGTGAAGTAATTATCACGAAGAAGTTCTACAAGGCAGACTTCGGTGACGTGATGAGAGACGAGAAGTACAAGAAGTATGTCAATGCTGTGATCGAAGCCGCGCTGACAATAAATCCTGGTGAGATTGAGCAGATTATTGAAGAGGAGATAACTTCAGATGAGTGATGTCATAGTAGGCTATAAGAGTGAAACACCGCCCCTGTATGCCACACCTGGATCTGCAGGATGTGATTTAATTTCAAGCGAAGAAATTACGATACCACCTGGAAGATGGAGTTCCGTAAGTACAGGACTCCACTTAGAGATTCCAAAAGGATATTTTGCTCAAGTTTGCCCACGGTCAGGTGTAGCCTTTAAGCATGGCGTGACTGTACTTAATTCTCCTGGGATAATTGATTCTGACTACAGAGGAGAAGTTAAGGTTATTCTTATAAACCACAATTCTTTGCGTTATACTGTAAAGAAGGGTGACAGAATTGCACAACTCGTCTTTTTACCTTTTGCTCAAGCAGACATGAGACGTGTAGAATATTTCTCTACTACTGAAAGAGGAGAAGGCGGATTTGGAAGTACGGGACGATAATGGAAAACTTTTATTTCATTGTTGTTTTTTCTCTTGGCTACATTGCGGGATCTTTGGATGGCATTCGCCGCGCACTTAAGACTTCTGAAAATTCTGAATCTTCTGTTTCTTCCTTTGTCACGGGGGTAAACAGAGACCAGAAGCTACAAGCAAAGGCGAAAATCTCCATAGATAATTCAACATATGTTACCGATATTTCTACGGATGGCATAGAATCAAAGGGTTCTCCACTTGGTACAGTGTCGCAGTCAAAAGACGACATATCGTCAGCTGCGAATAAACTTGCTCAGCTCAAGAAGATGAAAGGATAGTTATAAGCATGGCTAAAGGATTAGACGTTGGAACCTCATTTATCGTCCTCTCATCTGAGGGTGACGGTGGAACTGTTGAGTATAAGGATTTTAGAGACGCCTTCTATGTGATCAAGCCCACAACTCCGATCGCATCGAAGATGATTGAGAAGGGACTCGCTGGAAAAGTTTTCGTAAAAGATACAGATGGGTCGTACATCATTCTCGGCAGGGACGCAATTGAAAAAGCCGTGGAGCGCAATGACTCTGCGAAGCGTCCCATGTATCGTGGCGTTGTGTCCTCGAAGGAGAAGGACGCTCGAAGAATCCTCTCGTATATACTTAAGGAAGTCGCTGGAAAGGCCGCGAAGAGGGGCGAAAAACTCGTCTTCTGCGTACCTGCTCAACCAGTAGATCAGGAAGATGATGATTTTGATGTTGGCTACCATGAGGACGTTGTCAAGAAGGTCCTCGAAGAATGTGGTTATGAAGCTCGGGCCATTAACGAAGCGGAAGCGCTATGTTACTCGGAGCTTGCGGACGATGACTATACCGGTGTGGCCTTGTCTTGGGGCGCGGGTATGGTTAACGTTTGTGTCATGCTGAATGGTGAGCCTATCCTCAAGTTCTCCACCACAAAATCAGGCGACTGGGTCGACCGCATGGCAGCAGTTGCCACCGGTGAAACAGATTCTGTAGTTCAGTCTGAGAAGGAGCAAGGCGACTTTACTATTGGAAAGCCGTGTGACAATCAGGTACTTGCAGCAGTTTCGTCTTACTACGACAGACTCATTGACTATACTACGAAGCAGCTTGCAGCAGCAATGGACGGTCATAAATCTCTTCCAAAGTTCAAGGATCCCCTACCTGTCGTGGTAGCAGGTGGCACCACAAAAGCTAAGGGATTTGTCAGCCACTTTGAGAAGAAGCTAAGTGAAAACGGATTCCCGCTGGCTGTTAGAGAAGTAAAGCATGCTTCTGATCCTCTTCACGCGGTCGCCCGCGGTTGCCTAATCGCCTCACAAATTCTATAATTCTTGTGGACTTATATAGTTAAGATCTATGAATTCACTCGTTCAACTTCGTCGCATCATCAGAGAAGAGATAGCTAGATTTATGGTTGAATCATCTGATGATGATGACGAGCTGATGCAGGATTCGATCAAGTTTGGAACTCTTGCCAAGCAATTATTTGAAAAGTATCGTAGTCCTGCAAAATTCTCGAATTGTGTAAAAGTTCACTGGGTCGGGAAAGAATCCGATGCTCTAAATTTCTTGAACGATAAGATAGTTGGAGAAGTCAGCGTGAACGTCTACCCAGAAGGAACTGAGATCGAGAACCTAACGGGCACGTGGAGAGATGTTGGATTACGGCTGGATGGTAAAGTAACTCTCTATTCAACGGAAGACATGTTTACGGGCGCTTCAGGTCATCGCTATGCCGGTGGGGAGAAATTCCCCACGCTCGACGAACTTTTCATGACCTTGCCAGACAATCTTAATGAATTCTTTGAGGAAGACGTAGACGACAAAGACAAACTCAACATAATGAGAAGCATGGGATTCAGGTTTAATCCCCCAAAAGAAGTTCTTAAACACAACGAAGCTCTTCTTCTCAATCCCTCTGTCGTTGCTGTTTATGTGCCCAATGACAAAAAAGACGTTTATGCTAATCTGATCAAGCAGTGCGAGATCAAGACTGTTCACGTCTACTACAAATAATAACAGACTGTTTTCTCTTCAAATTACTTGAAAGATCGTAATGGACACAGAAGTTGCTTGTCAAGTGTGTGATGACGTGAACACACTCATCGACACGATACACAGTTGTAAGAAAGCGTTAACAAAGAATTGTTTCTCAAAGTTCAGCTCTGCTAAGATCTTGGAGTATAAGGTCAGTGCACCGCATAAGATATGCGAATTTCTTCTCCTATCTAATGGACACAAGCCCACGAAAGATAAGAGTGGTGATTCTCATTGTCACAAGATCGTGACTGAGTTTGAGCAATTCAAACTCTACAAGACCAAGATGTTTGGTGATTCAACGATAA